GATATAAGTTTCTTTGCTATGATCCAACTCCAGGTAAATTACGCCAATTCATTACTTCCTTGTAATTACGAGCTTCTGGATGATTTTCATAAAACCTTCTTACAGCTTTTACAACGTTGCGCATGTTTACATTACCTTCAGAATCAACATATTCTGATCTCTTGTTTAGCGGAAGTAACTTTTTAGGGATTACCGGTCGCTACTGTGGAGTAGTTGGATTTAATACTTCTCCAGAAGACCGTATGATGTTTGATCCAACACCTTCTTGTAAATCTCTTAAATTATAAGAACGTGTTGGTATACGTCCGGTATAACCAGCTTCTGGCACAACATATTCTTGCTAAGGCAATGATAATATACGTTCTACCTCAGTCTATGGAATACCTTTTGTAGGTGCTTTTTGTTCAGAAACGGAATTTTTTATATTTTCTATCTGTTTAGGATTATATCTTGCAGCAGCTCTAAAATGTTCAGGATTGTACATATCAGAAGCCTTGAGTACTGGCATGTCTTTGGTAGCACCTATAAGCCCCTCATCGAATACACGATTCATTTGTTTTGCAAGTCCTCTTGTTCTATGCAATTGCTGTGTAAGAGGGTTTATTCTTGATCCTGCTCCCATGAACAGTAAATCGAATTCTGGATTAACTAATTCCAACCCAGGTGCATACTATCCAGTTTCGCGCTGTTTGGCAGAGTTTGCCTCATCTTCTAACATTTCACGCGTCACATAACCTGCAGATTTTAATCTAGGATCATGATATACAGGATTAGTCCTAATATCTTGTCTATTTCCACCTTTCTTTTTAGGGACTACTATAAGATCTGCAAACGCTCTAGCGTATTCGTCATTTGTTATCCTATCCCATTCCTTTTTGTCTTCGTCCCAGAGATATCTACTATCAGTTCCTTTTCCTCCACGAAATCCAGGTAATTTTCCGTTCTTAAACCCAATTTTTCTTCCACCGAATAAATTATTGGATAGATTGTCCATCAAAGCATCTCCTACATCTTTACCGTTCATTATATCGAACACAACATCTTTTATATTGTTGTATGATCTCCTAGATTGTAATTCAGAAGTAGTAAATGCAGGACTACCTGGATTATTCATAGAAGATATCATAGTTGGTGCGGGATTGTTTAAAGAGAAATCTGGCTAGTGATAATTCTACCAAGGTTTAAATTGATTTTCTTCGTTGAATTTTGCTGCAGTAGTGTTAATAAAACTTCTTTCTTTTGTCTGATTAGGAAACAAAAACGGATCTTTTCTTATTATATTTTGTTCTTCTATACGCCTGTCTCTCAATCCTGGATTTGCAGCGTCATTCATTCCTGCATCTATCTATCTTACAAATTCATCGTAATCGTTATTTCTCCAAGCAGTCATCATTTTTGTACTATCTTTAAATCCAGCAGGATAATTATAATAATAAGATAGTAATGCAGCTTTTGTATCGTCTGCCAGTTTATCAAACCTTTCTGCTCCTAATATATTTCTAAGAGAATCTCCTCTAGTAGAAATCTCACCTTTCAATATCTTTTTCGCTTCGGGCTTGCTTATTTTTCCACGCCTGACTAGTTTTGGATCTGTAAAACCATATCCAATTGTTGGTATATTTTTTCCATCTAGATAGACATTTTCTCTAAACCCTTCAAATTTATCTAGCAAATCTGCAGCATAGTCGTGCCATAAAGATTCGCTAGAAGTACCTCCCGCATACCTAGGAAGTCCTGCATCATATATCTCAGATACGGACTTACCGTTCTTATAAGCATTAAACCGCTCTCTAAATGCTGTTGTATCTTTGCCCATATCCGTCTATTCTATTGCTAAGTAGATTAGCAACGACGTTGGTCATGAAATCATCACCTCCGTCGTGCCAAACTAATCTTAGTATAAGTTTTAATAATTGATTGTTCTCTCTAGTAAGCTATAGAAGCTCTTGTTCTTCCGCACGTGTCATTTTTCACCACTTACTTTATTGCGAATAGCTGCGCGAGCTTTAACTCTCTCACGTTCAAGAGCAGCATCGTCTTTCTGCTTCTGCAACTCCGTCTCATGCTTCATACGCTGCTTTTCGAGATCAATCTTCTTATCTTCTATCTCCTTCTTCTGACGAGCTTCATAACGCTTAGTATACTCGTCTGATGCAATCTTACGTTGCTATGTAGCATCCTTAGCAATTTCCATAGGATCGGGTACACCGTTGTTATTAGCATCCTTCTCTTCTGTACCACGATATGCGCTAATCTCAGCTACTGCAATCTTAGTCTGATTATCAGCATCAATCTTGTAACGCTCAAGCTCCATCTTAGCTTCTTCAAGCATAAGCTCTTGCTCACGCTGTTCATTCTGCATCTGCTGAAGTTGTACAGCCTGCTGTTGTTCAGCTTCTTGCTGTTGCTGTACAGCTTGCTCTTGACGCTCCTGCATTTCCTTAAGCTTCTGCTTAATGATGTTGAAGTTATCGTTAGTAAGTACTTCAGCTGCTTCAAGTAAGCTAGCACCATTCTGCATAGCGGGTTGAATAAGCTGCTGTAACTTCTGGATATTCTCCATATCCTTAGAAGTGTCACTTACAAATACATCCATATCTTCATAATAGAACTTCTCTGTAATATCAAGATATGCACGCTCGCCATTATCGAAGATATAGCTAAGCTTCTGTTTACCAGTCTGTCTCCATGCACCTTGTGCTGTGTTAAGCAACATGTTTAAAGCGTGACGTTTACACTGGTTGTGTGCCCAGAACAAAGGTTCTGTAATATGTGAAGATTGTACAACACTACGTTCTACATTACCTACAAGCTCACTAGAACTAATAGCACCTTCACGTTGTTCTGTAATACCAGATATAGTACCTGCCAACTGTTCGATTTTGTCCATCAACTGAATATACTCAGCGATTACGTTCGACATAGTAAGATCGAGAGAAGTGATTTGATTAAACGTAGCAGGCTTGCCGCCTTCTCTTCCTGGTACATTCCAACCTTCTTCATAAGGATTAATAAAGTTTACACCAACACTAGACAAATAGTGCATCCATCTGTCTGGAGTAATATTCATAGATTTAGGAATCTATGTGATATCCATGTTTACTACTTTACCTTTGTCTCTTGCGATTGCTAGTTCAAGCCTGTACCAAAGCACTATATACATATATTGTAAAGGCTTAAGGATACTAACAAGGGACCTAGGGCGACTATTGGTATTAGAATACACGCATCCACAATAGGGAAGCTTTTGAGAATTTGGGTTATCGATTGACACGTGTTGATATTCAAGAGGCTGAATACCAAAGTAAAGATCAGATCCGGCACGATATCCTTCCCATACCTCTATAATCCAGTCGGGTTCTACTGAGATTTCCATTCCTGTTTTCTTGTAGGACTCGTCTGCTATTTCTACTTGAGCTTGTCCAGCTTCATCAAAGTATGTGACATAATATATCTTTTTAAACGACTTCCAACAACAATGCCATACATTGATAGTATATCTACCTTTCTGGTCAAATATTGGATTGTCGTATATTCTCATACGGATACCACCACCAAAGTTATCAACAATATCTTTATCTCCCATATCGTTGACAGGTCTACCAGTAAGCATTTCGTTGAGCTTATTGAGATCCTTCTCTGTAAGCTTATCGTAATACCTATCATATATTTCAGCCATTGGTAAGCGCATCTTTCTGCAGCACCAAGAACCGTCTTCAATAAACTCAAGATCAGGACTGTGATCATATCCAAAGAACATTGGATTCACCCTCTCCATATAAGGCTCATCGTTCTACACGCCCACGTAGTATATCTCGGTACCAGCGATAAGAGCATCTTTCCAACCTTTAATAAATTCATTGTCTAAGCTTAGTTTTTCTCTTAAATATGTGAGAGTGTGATATGCAGTATTCTCTACAACGTCTTTATAATCTTTTGTCATATACTTAGCAATTGCTTCTGGTGGCATTACTTCACCATTCTAAAGCTGTTGCTAGAATTGTTCAGCTTCTTCTGGACTCATACGAGCTGTAATAGATGCCATTATATATTGCATAAGCATCTCTTTCTCCTTGTCCATAAGTTCTGATGCGGCTTCCTACGACGTTCTCACTACCCTGAAGTTCATTGGCCTCTTTGTCTCTTCACCTATAAGGAGGTCTACCTTAGGCCTTATTATATTGAAATCTTGAGGAGTAGCGGGAAACCCGTCTTCTACTTTGAACGGGTTTGTGATTCGCTTGAAGTCTTTTTCATCAAATATAGAATTATAAAGGTTGTAGTAGGTCTATAATTCTCCGAAAGGTGTATCTGCTGTGACACCAGACGTAACATTTCCCTCGCCTATAATAAAGTCAACACAATCGTGCTGCCACTTTTCATCTTTTTTCTTTAACGGGAGTTTTTGCTAAGGAAATGAGATGTTGTATAAATTATCTTCTACTCTAACCATTGTTAAAAGCTAAATAAAGGTATATCGTCTTTCACGTCGTTATCACCAGCATCCCAATAGCGCTAACTGAATAACGGCAATTCGAAGAGTTCAACCTGTTTGTTTTGTTCCTTTGCAGCTGACACCTTAACCTAGTATAGTTCTTCTCTATATATCATAACCATACATAGAGCTATTAGACGGTCTACGTTTCGTTCTCCGTCATTCATTATTAGCTCTTCTATTAAGGGTTCGCTGTATACTCTTTCTAGATTAGGATGACCTTCTTCGTATTCTTCGAGAAGCCATTCTAGTATTTTTCCTTCTCCGTAGGCCCTAATCTGTTTTGTCATGTGACAGCCTTTTCGGCGCTGTACTTTACTGTCTTTAAAGACTTCCGTAATGATTTTATCTGGTTGATCAGCTAGCAGATAGTCACAGTGTTTGTTCGTGAAGTATGGGTATATACCCTTACGTTCATTCTCGAACAACAGCCTGGCATTGTAGAACATGAGAAGTTTTCTTACATTCTCATAATATTCTTCCGCTGTGTCAGGCCTTCCTGTGTACTCTGCTACTATCACGTCGTTCCAGGCTTCTCCTGCTTTAACGCGTTTAAAAATAAACGTCGATCCTAAGGAGTTAGTGAACGACTCGTCATGATCATACGGGTCGCAACCGCCAATGTATAATCCGAATGGGGGATCTGGGATTGGGTATTCCCATATGACTACCGATCCGCTTGGTTTGTCATCTTTCTTTAATGGGTAAGTAGTTATATCACCAGATTTCTTTTCATGTGCTTCAACGCCACCATTACCGTTCCACGAAAGATCCACAACGTGCTTCATATTCTAAAGCTTTTTGTTTGTTCTAATGCGGGTTAATTGGTCCATCAGCATCTTACGAGGAAATATGTTCTTACCAAGCTCCAGTACAGCTTCCTATGGTTTAATAGGACGTTCAGATATAAATCTATCTATAGACTACTGACTGGCGCCCCCATCTTTAATTTTATTACGCTGATGAATGAGTTCTTCTATAGCAAGTTCTTTTATGCTGTTTCCATCGGAATCCATTAAAGGTTGTCCTTGCTCATTGTGTCCTTCCATGTTACTCCAAGAAGGAACAAAGAATCCGCAATTAGTTTGTTCAGCTTTATCATCCCATATGTTTGGGAAGCTAAGAACATTGTATGCGTCTGGTTTATAGAATAGTTCCTTTAGACCATCAAAGCTACCTCCTTCAGTACCACCAGTACCGAAGCCTATCATTAGACCGAAAGCTTTACCATCGTCAGTTTCTACAGCAGGTTGTTCAATACGCCACGCTGTAAGTAGATTTGGGAATTTACCACCCTCCTCCCATAGTACAAGTCTACCACGAGTACCACGAATACGTTCAGGGTCATTCTTCAAAGTAATACCAGCTATACGTGACATATAACCTTGTTCCGTTTCTTTACCAAACTCATCTTTTACTTTGAAACCAGATACACGCTCCATACGAGTATTAACAAGACGTTGCTTAGACCATTCTGTGTTTTTATCTATGAAATCCATGATCTACCACGCTTTAGTAAGCAATCCGTCACCAGTTAAATACTTCTGTTCTGAAGCTACAGCAAAGTTTTGTGAACCTTTTATAAGTTCGTAATTACGAACAAGCATTGATGCTCCTTTGAAAGAGTATCCTCTTTGACGAGCTTTAAGTACAGCCATATGCTTTCCTTCATCTTCAGCTTGTTCTATAGCGTTGAAATAATAATAATCGTAGTCCCAGAACCTCGGGAAGCCAAATATACGTTCACGACGTTTTCTTGTATTGCCGTATCTGTCAGTATATTCAACTTCGTCGAGCTTCATTATAGGACAGTAGTTTAAATAAAAATAGTGGTAGCCTGTAATAGCATCCCCATCGGGAGCGACATAACCGTTTAGACAGCGATCAGTTTCGCGATCCCAATATTGTATATAATCGGTAGTTCCACGCGGCGCCAAAGTATAACATCCATTCTACTAGAAGAAGATGGCCGCCTATCTAAATTTGTCAGAGTTTAAAATTTTCTTATTAAAGTCTACCATAGTTTATTGTGTTATCCTAAAACAATAGGGAATTCTGCGGGGAACTGTGATGTTTCTGGATCTCCCCACAAGAAATATATTGTATTATCGTCAGGTTCGTTTAGAGCAAGATATTCGCTCTACTGCATAAATGCGTGATTATATCTATTAGATGATATCGGAGACATTACCTAACCGTATAGAAACGCAGTATACGTTACTTTAGTAGGTTCGGCATTTTGTATTGGAGTACACCATACATTAGTAAGCTGTAAATCTCCAAATGTTGCCTACTCATAATACTGCATATTGTTTCCATAAATAACGCCAGTCTCATCGTTTTCCCATGTGAATGAGATATGAGTTACTTTCTTTGCGTTGGTTTCATCCATAGAAACGTATGCTAAATATAAAGGTTCTTCTATAGAACCAGCAGCTACTACAGTCATGTTTCCGTGTATAGAAGATACTTGTCCTTGTATTTGATCTATAATATCATCTATCTCAGATTTAGTATATGAATCGACAGTTTCAGCGTTTCCGTTTCTTACTTGGAATTGTGCTGTTCTATCATCATCCAGGGTTACAGTAAGAACGTTTATTCCTCCGTTATCAGTAGAGGTAGTGGTCTGTACTACGCTCTTTATACCAATACCATCGTCACCTTTATCGCCCTTGTCGCCCTTATCACCTTTATCTCCTTTATCGCCTTTGTCGCCTTTAGGGCCTTGTTCACCTTTTGGACCCTACGGACCATCTGCACCGCTGTCACCTTTATCACCTTTAGGTCCTTGGATACCTTGGATACCTTGGATACCTTGATCACCCTTATCACCTTTAGGTCCAGGAGCACCATCGGCACCTGTATCACCTTTATCTCCCTTATCTCCTTTAGGACCTTGAATACCTTGAATACCCTACGGGCCTTGTGCGCCAGTTGCACCAGTATCACCTGTATCGCCTTTAGGTCCCTAAATACCTGCAGCACCACTAAGCGTTGATATATAGTTAAAGCCATTTGCAGTTTGCATATACAGCTTACCGTTATCCGCATACGTAGAATCGCTGTTTGATATAATTACAAATTTGTTTTCGGGCACATTAGCAGAATCAGAGTTCATGTCTGATATAGATGAATAACTCTTATAGATAGAGAATGGATCACCTTTATCTCCCTTAGGTCCTTGAATACCAGCAGGGCCAGCAGGGCCTTGGGCACCTGTATCACCAGTATCTCCTTTAGGTCCTTGAGCTCCAGTAGGTCCTACGGGACCCTGTATTCCTTGTAAGCCTCGTTCACCCTAAATACCT